ATCTGGCGAGATAGTGGGCAAGCATCCTGAGCTCAATACCGCTAAGATCGGCACCCACCATAGTTTTACCAGGGGATGCTGTGAATAGTTTTCTAAATTTTTCATCTGATGGAACCTGTGCTAAATTTGGTTTTCGATGGGCTGCTCTAAATGTAGTAGTAGCAGTTGAACAGTGGTGGTGTATTCTACTAGACGTCGTAACAAGCTTCTGCCATGCGTTCACGCCTTCTGATATCATCCCAAGCTGCTTGGTCAGAGTCAGTAGTGTCAGAAAAGCTAGAGCTATATCCGTTCCAATATCTTTCAATACGGTCTCGTCTATAACCGCCTTCCCTGAGTTCGTTGTTAATAAGGGAGTCCAACCATAGTGTGTTTGTAAGATCCATGATATATGATCCCTAGATGAGGGATTGAGTTCTTTTAATTTAGTGAACGTAGCGCCTTCAACGTACCCTTTTGTTCTGTTAGCTCGTTTAGGAGTGAATTCTGTTCCTGCGATGAAAGGATGCCTGTCTCGTAATACTTGACAAGTGTCTTCATACTTTCTTCGGAGAGAAGATTCAAGCTCCCGTGCAGCTCTTTCATTAAAATACCATCCATGCTGTTCTTGTTCAGTGAGAATTTGTGCTACCTGATGTTCTAGTACTACCCATTCAGGTAAGGTAGGAAATGTTCGCATAATTTCTTAGTAACAACAACGTCTTGTACGCAATAATCTTCCATATCTTGACTCCATTCTTTCCAATCGGTAGTCTTACCGTAATCACCTTTATATTCACCTAATCGGTGCCCATAAGCTTCAAGAGAATGACGTCCGTATAATTTCTCTGGTATTTTTTTACTAACTTTATCTATGTCATATAGATTAGGATGATAGCAGCGAGATAAAATAAGAGTATCAATAATCCTGCCACTATAGCTGAAAAAAGGATAGATACTTTTGATGATAGGTAAATCAAAACCAATGATATTGTGACCGATGAGAGTATCAGCAAGTTGTAAGTATTGGACAGCGCGGACAATAGGTTCAGACATCCCTTTTCCAGGGCATTCATCATTGTATGTTTCAGTTCTACCATCCTCGGGATAATGGAGGACAGCACAATGGATACGGGTATTATCATCTGTTAGCAACCCGTTGGTTTCCAGATCGAACAGTATTGTTCCAATGGTAGGTTTTATCTTTGAATTTGGCACGTTTAACTGCCTCTTTAGTGGGTGGGTTAGGTTTAATTAATATATTAGAAGTCCGTGGTGGCGTTGAAAACTGGTGATTCCGTAGTTTCATATTCTGTAAATCGTGAGGTGGATAAATTAAATCTTATTTTTCCAGCGTAACCTGTTTCGCCTGAATAACGATTCTTAATGACTCTAAGAGTTGTGACATCTCGTTCAGCATCGGCTTGCTGATCTCTTTCGAGGGCAATGACTTGATCTGATATTTGAGCAATGCTGTGAGATCCTCGCAACTGACTAAGGGACACTCTTCCTCCCTCTTCGTGCGAAGTCCGATCATTATTACTTCTCCTTAAATGTGATACTAAAAATAGTGCTATACCAGTTCTTTCTACTAATGATCTTAATCTCGTCATTGTTGAATCGATCATTTTACGTTCATCACCTTCTAATCCACTTAATAATATAGATAGATGGTCAAGGAATACAACACGACACTCCAATCCACTGGCAAGGTATTCGATCCTGTTGTAAATAACGTTCGGGTCAAAACTCCCAAAGCCATCAAACAAATAGAGATGCCAATTAGCAATACTTCGTTCAAAGGCGGAGGTGAGTTCTTGTTCATCATGTTCTCCTAGATGTAAATTAGTTCCAACTGCTGTGGACATCAATCCAAGAGCTGTTCTTCTGTTTGATTCCTCAAGTGCCAAGTACCCGACTTTTTCTCCCTTGGATAATAAGTCAGTAGCAAGTTGACGGCAGAATGTAGATTTTCCTTGTCCAGATCCCGAAGTAACCGTAGTAAGCTCCTGGTATCTAATGCCGTGCAGTTTATCTTGTAGTCCTGTGAATGGGTAGTCATGGTCTGCTGGTGGGGTAGGTGTAGTAACTAATGCTTGTAATGTTTTTCCTTCAACAATACCATCAGGTCGCCACGGTTTAGCTTCCCAAATAGCCTTTCGAATCGCTTCAGCATCGTTAGCTTGTAATGCCTCGGATGGGTCTTTGTAGTTTTCCATGCGGGCAACCTTGACCTTCCCGACTGGTAATACGCTAGCCGTTTCTTCCGTAGCCTTTCTCCCCGCCTCGTCATTATCGAAGAACAAGATGATCTCCTGATACCCTTGAAATAGGGGAATTTGTTTTTGTACGTCCCTTTTCGCGGCAGCGGCTCCATGCGGTACTGATACCATTGGCCATCCCGACATAGCTTCGTAACAACTGGCAGCATCTAGTTCACCCTCAGTAACAGTAATCCGTTTACCACTACTAGGGAATAAATGCTGACCAAATAAAGTGTCAGTGGAAATTCCTTCATATGTAAATTCTTTCTTCTTATTTTTTATTTTGAATCCTTGGAGGACTCCATCTTGTGTAAAGTAAGGAAAGCGGAGAGTATCTCCATCTCTGTAAATCCTGAACTTCTTACAAGTTTGTTCAGAAACTCTTCGTCGGTGCAAAGCCTCAGCTTCTCCTTTGAAGTTAACATTTGTCATCGTCCGTGGTGATTGTGAATTAAGATTTATACCCTCTGCGGGTGTATATGTATGACATGCAAAACAATAGTGTGAACCATTAGAATACAAACTATTTGCATCAGATGATCCACAATTATCGCAAGGCTCATGTCTTACAAAGTCGCCTTCTTCTAGCATTATATTAGCCAATCAAGTGGAACTTCGTGGTATGCTGTCCATGGTATTTCATGTTTATCACACCACTGAGCATAGGTTGTTTTTGATCTCTTGGATATCTTGTTATAAGGTGATTGGAATACCATCCTTAAATCTATTGAAGGATCGTCCCTCTTAACTGCAAGTATCTTGCGTCTGTCCTCTGCGGACCAGTATCCTTTTGCTTCAAGGTATACATGGTTTGGGAGCACAAAATCAGGAGTGTAATGATGCTGAATGGTATAAGGAATCTTAATCGATTCGTATTCATAGGATACTCCGAGAGTCATAAGGAGAGTTGCTACCCTCTCCTCAAGTTTTGATCTAAATTTAATCTTCTTGTTGTTCTTTAGTTTATCGAAAGCTTCTTTAGCCCAAGCAAGAGATTCTTCTTTAGAGGTGGTTGTCATTATGTTAATTGTTTATCAATTATTTCAGTGACAACAGACAATAATCTACGTTTAATCTCTGCATTTAAATTAGTTTCCTGTGCTTGTAAACAAGTGATTTCAATAACAGGTAAGGTCAATTTAACAGCAGCAGATTTAAGACCTAGTGTACTGTTGTCAGTTATAGTTTTTTCTAACATTAGAAGTCTTCATCAGGTTCAACATCAGGTGGAGCATCAGTTGCTTTAAATCCTTCAACTGTACCAAATAAATCAGATACCTGTTTGTCTGATAAATCATCAGCACTAACACCAGCTTCTGCATTTAATGATACAACCTGTACACCTTGCAATTTAAGAGAGCTACCATAAGTAACACCGTCTTTCATTATATAAGGTTTCTGGAAGAAAGCAAGTTTAACAGTAGATCCACCATATAATGGTGTCTTTGTATTTGTTAATACAGTACCTTCTGAGTCTACTACAGGTGGCTTTCTATCTTCGCTCCAAGAAAACTTGAGCTTATACTTACCTTCTGCAACTTCTTCCCATGGTGTGGGTTTTTTTGTAGCTCTTTTAGGATTCTTCAGTTTAGACTCTGCCCATTTAAGAACTTCAGTCCTTTCAGTTTCTAATGTATTAATAATCTTTTCATCTACAACAGCAGATAAAGAGTAGCCGAATTTACCAGGCTCTAATATAGCTTGGAATCCTTCTAACTTTACTTCATCAGTTACATGAGTTGTTTTATTAGACATCGTTTACTGCCTCGTTAATCGCTTTTTCACTGGCAGCTTCTGGAGATAACATTTTAATTTCTCCTTCTAACTTACTATAGAACTCTTGTAATTGTTCTATTCTTACTTTAAGGTCTAACAATTGCTTCTCTTTTTGTTTAAGTTCAGCAGCTTTCAGTCTCTCTTCACTTACTACAACAATAGTAGGAGGTGCAAAGAATGAATCAAATAATGTGTACATTTAACAGAAAAAATAAGTTGAATCAATCACCGATTCTGGTTTTAAATCACCAATGATCGGCGGTTTTGTTTCTGCCCCTATTTGTGAGGCAAAATCATTTAAATAGTCACGTTCAGCAAATAAATGCATGTACGTCTCTCGTATTATAACCGATAACTCATCCATATCGGTAGCTCTACTTAATACACTATCATGTATTAGAGCTATTGGATGGTTAAATTTTTGGACACTAAGATGGAGTAAACTAGCATCTAAGCTATGAATTAGATTGGGTGCAGTAGCAGCTTTATGTCTGTTTAAATCTACTTCTTTACTATCACTGGCTACAGAGATATCACAACGACCTAATAACTGTAGCTTTAATCTAGTTATCTTTCTTTTCATTATACGTTGAACAACTACAAATCCAGATGGTGTAACCCATACTAATTTGTCATCTCCATTCCGTATACGTTTAGATACTTCATCTTCTATCCATTTCATTACATCTAGACAACCTGGAACAACTTCAGTCATAGCATCTCTAACAGCTTTAACCGTGATTGTGAGATCATCTTTCTCTATCTCTAAACCTTTCTCTAACAGTGCATCTTTGATATAAGATCTGTTTGAATAAGGTTTAGCATTGTACGGAATTGTCATAACTGTGCGCTTTACACATTTACGATCCCATACCTCATGTAATGAAGGTGGTATATAAGGCTTTGCAGTCTCAGCTACTACCTTGTATGCGTCTTGTGGGCGTTCAGAAGGCAACACATTGACGAGTTGTGCTGTCTTACGATCTCTCGCTAATCCTGCGAGAATCTGAAGCCCACTACATGTAGCGTCTGTAGCTACTAATAGTGATGTAGTCTTACGTGTCTTATTAATGACTACGTTATAATATTCTT